TTATGGGCATTCACACGGCTGCTTCAGAAACGCATATGGTAGGTTATGCTGAGATCTGTTGTCAAGAATTTCTTCTGGCGACCATTCAAAGAGCTACCCAAGATGGCATTACTACCATAAGAGATGTTGAACCTTCAGGGAAAATGCAACTTAAACTCAAATCAGAAGGAGCTCTAGTTCAAAAACCTAGTCTTGTTGGTTTTCTGGGTTTTGTAGATCAAAAAGAGGTGCCAAGACCTGCAACCAAGTCTCAAATTCGTCCATCCTTATTGCATGGCCTTATTGGACCAATTCTTACAGAACCCAGTATTTTGACTGCTTTTGATACTAGATTGACAGCTCAGAGAAGAAAAGATGGGAAGTCATTACATGGAAAATTTGACCCCATAGTAGATGCTGTTGACAAGTATGGAACACCAACACAGCCCTTCTCCTTAGATAAAATAGAACCAGTCTCCAGATTCCTAAATGCTCATTTTAAGTTTAAAGATAACTCAATGAACCGGAGACAAGTGTTAACTTATGAGGAGGCAATCAATGGAATAGATGGTTCTGACATGTGGGATCAAATTGAAATGAGAAGTTCTTGCGGTTATCCCTATGTTAAGCAGAGAGCTGTGGGAGAAATTGGAAAATTCTTTCTTTTTGAGAATGTTGGGGAATATGAGAGTGGTAGAATAAAGTATGTGAGTGTTAGCTCTCTCTTGGACCAAAATGTGGAAGGAAGAATAGAAGCTGCTAAGGCAGGAAAAAGATACCCAACTCTGGACATCGAGTGCGCTAAAGATGAGAGAAGAAAGCTCAAGAAGATTTATGATACAGTAGCAACTCGAACATTCACTAACCTCCCTCTTGACCTTAATTTGTGCTACAGAATGTATTTCCTAGATTTTGCAGTTATGGTCATGGAATGGAGGAGCAAAAGTTTTACTAAGGTTGGTATCAATCCTGACAGTATGGAATGGACTGAACTGATGAATAACATGCTGGAGAAGTCCAGGAGGGGATTTGC